TTCTGCAGCCCATGCATCTCGTAGTTCTTGTGGGTAATCTGACTCTTCTCTATCATCCCAGAAAGACCCAATGGTGTATCTTACTCCACTTTCTATTAGGGATACTTCGTGCATGTTGTTAAATCCCCCGTCAAAAACAGCAAGCATTCCTACCTGTGGTTTAATCTCTATGTCTTGATCTGGGAATCTAAGAAGACCACCTTGAAAGTCATCGTTCAGGTATAAGAATCCAGCGTATCTGCTTCTTGTAAATGCTCCAGAGTTACCATGCTCGTCAGTATTATCTGAGTGAACTCTTGCATATGCTCCTGGCTCCCATTTTTGCGTATGGTATCCAATTTTTGAAATTGTTTTTGGGTCAAGTCCATGTACTGATGCAATTGCTTCTGGCATTGCATTTTCAATGTCTGAAAATATGGTTGGGTTTAATCCAGCATCAATAACTTCTTGATCGTTGTCTTGTGGCAAAACTGAAGAGTATGATTCATAAAATGATATAGGCATCCAAGAAATACCACCATTTTCAGCCTGTTTATCTAAAACTTGAATAATCTTTTCAGACTCTTCTTTAGTTAAAAAGTTTTCATAAAGAACAATATCTTTTGTCAATCTAACTTTATTGTTTAAGTTCATTTTAATCTCACTCCATTTTCTATTACTGCTCTTTGTGGATGCTTTAGTCTAAACTGTTCTTCTAGTTCTGGCTGCATTTTTGCCCAGACTTTTTTTCCAAACTCTGCTTCTTTTTCATACCACTCATCTGTCCCTTTTTGATATTTTTGCCAATACATTCTTGCTAAAAACTTATTATTATTGTATGATGGCATAACCCCGTGAAGGTACGGCTTACCTTCTTCTGTCAAGTAGTCTGGATGACCCGATGGGAAGACTAAAAGATCTCCAGCCTCTGGCTTGTACTTTACAAGTTTGTCTCCCATCACAAAGTCTACTTCTCCGCCTTCATAGTCATCGTTAAAATAAATTGTACAAGTTATTACAAACTTATAGCCTGGAGAACTTCCTTGCTCTCTCATATAATCTGAATGATACCTCATCCCTACAGGCTCTGAATCAGTGCTTATGTGATACCTTCCCACTGTTCCTCCAGTCCATCTCCAGGTAGGTACGGTATTACCAAGCTCATCTACAGATGTATCGTTTAAATCTACATCAATATCATGTCTTTTAATATAGTCCTCTGTGACCAAGTGAAAATTTTCCAGCATCTCTATAACAAAGTTTTTTTGACTTTCTTGAATCTCTGTTGAAGTCTCTATATTTTTTAAATTACCATGTCTATCTGACATAGAAAAATTAGGAACTATAGGGTTTAAATAGTCGCCAAAAATAGACCACTGTGTCCAAGGACTAAAAAGTCTGTCTTCTGACTCTACTAAAGAATCTGTTAAAACCTTGTAAGATTTTGAAATATCTTTAAACATGTTTTTGTAAACAAGAATGTTTGGATATATTTCTACTGCTTCAAGGTTTGATGTTGTCATTTATGGCTTCCTGTCTCCAGTATGTTCTGTAATTTCCCAGAAGAATGGGCAGGTATATCTAATACCGCTCTTGATTTCTGTTACTCCGTGTACATAGTTCATGTCCCCTGGGAAAAAATAAGCAGCACCCTTTTTTGGTTTAAACTGTACACCCTGTAGTGGGAAGTACAGTTCCCCACCTTCATAGTCGTCGTTTAAGTAAAATAAGCTTGATAGGTCATAGTTTGGAAAATCATTTGGAAGTCCAGCGTCTGGTCCTTCATGTAGTTCCTTGTCTGCGTGAGGCTTCTGAAACTGCCCTGGAAGCCATCTAACGATAGTTGTACCAGTAGGTGTAACCTTTACCTTATAGAACTCTTCAACGATTGGCTTAAGTCTTTCAAACAATCCTGCAATCACTGGGGCAATTGTTGGATCATTTTTATTAAGTGTTGGACTTGTTGCTACCCTATCTTTCCAGTAGTCTGAATCATAAACAACTGTTCCATTTTCATTTACATGGCTTTCTGTAACATCCCAGATTGTTAATGACTTTGCAGCCTTCTCTAAAAACTCTATCTCTTGGGCTGTCATAAAATTTTCTAATTCAACAATCATCTCTTTGCCATTGCCAAACCAGCCAGAAGGTGTCATTGATGGTTTTCTTATTACAACAGAAGCTTCTATATTATCCATAATTAGATTATACCATTTCCTATGATTTGCCTTGTGTGTTATCTTGAACATTAAGACGTAAAGCTTTTATTTCATGAGAGCCAACACTCTCACCTTTTTCATTTACTGCATCTCTATACCAATCTGTCCATGCCCCCGCAGTGTTTAGCTTTTGTGCTGCCTCTCCATATGTTTTACGAGCATTAGATCTAGAGTTATCATTGTCTAAATAATCAACGATCTCTATACAACTTTTGTCCATATTCGTTAAGGATACAGGAATTATAGTTGCTAAAGGCTCCCCAGATTTTATTGTGATCTCTTTATTTGGAGTGAGTGCTTTTATTGCTAATGGAAAATCATTATCATACCAAGAAGTACTGATTAGAGAAGATATGGTTTCAAAGTCTTTATTAAAGTAGTTGGATGGATTAATAGCAAGAAGGCTTATGTTTTCTGGTGATTTAAAAACCAGACCAGTTGTAAAGCTTACACTAGACTGACCTCTACCAGTGTAAACAATGTCACCACCTTCTAAAATTTTTACATTTTCTGAGGATGTATCATTTACTCCATTCCAAATAAACTTAATGTCAATATCACAAGATAGCGTCCAACCTATCATATTTGCTTGTGTTACTGGAAAACACCTATATGCGTGCTTTTCTGGAGTTTCATCCATCCAATCTCTTTTTATAGACATTGGTGTAACGTTTATATGAGATCCTTTTACTTTTTCAGCAATTATGTTTATCATTATTCTTTGTCTGGCTCATACATTTCTGGAGTATGGAACTTTTTGTTGTAATCAAGCATTGTAACTATTGAATACTTTGTTCCAGATAAAACTGGCATAGCTTTATGAGGATACATAAAATTAGATGGAAATATGTATAGGTCTCCAGCTTGTGGCTTAATCTTTAAATCTTGTAATCTAAAGTATAGTTCTCCACCCTCATAGTCATCATTTGGATATGCTACAAGTGACACAGTACAGTTGTATGAGAACCCGTGATCATGATGTTCTTGAAAATGTTGTCCTGGGCCATACTTGATAAAGTTAAAAGCCTCCCAGTATCTAAGATCCATAATGTTATAGTCTCTTCTATAGTCTTCAACTGCTGGGAACTGAACATCATAAACATCTTGCCATAGGCTTTGAAGATTTACAGATGTTTCACTTTTATCATATTGAAGGTCTGTTTTTTTAAACTTAAAGTCATTGCAATCTCTGTATTCTGGCATTAAATCACCATAGCCTACATACGCTGGCAACCAGCTGTAGCCCGTTTTGTCTCCTTCTGGCTTTAAGTTAGCCTCAAGTCTTTCTATAACTTTGATATCAGAATTAATTACATTACGATAACAAACAATTCCATTACCAAAATTTACCTTCTCTGTCCAAGTATTCATATTTCCCCCTATTTATATTCTCTTCTAGTCCAAACCTTATTCTTATATACACCGCCATCAGGCTGACGGTAAAAACTTGCATTTGATATCATTCTATCATACATATCTTTATGATTTAAATATTCTAGTTCATGATACCAGTTTTCTCTCTTAAATGGAATTATTTGTACATAAGGAGTTCCTGCTGGAATAGTTCCTTCCCATCCCTCTGGAATAAAAAAGGGTATTGTCCCTAAAAGATGAACACTATCATTATCAATAATTCCAGTTGTATTCATAAATGGTAAATCAAATCTATTCATTGGAGTCATATAGATTGCGCTATATCCTTCTGGCAACTCTAATCCCCAGTCTGGATACCATGCAAAGTGATCTTTATAAAAACCTTTTGGATGTTCAAATTGTGGCATTGCAAATCTTTTGCTACAAAAATCTAAATGTTTTTCATCATCAATTCTAACATCTATTGATCCATTTTCATTTTTAAAAAATATAAGATCACAAGGAGTCTTTAATACATATCCAGTTAAAAATGCATCCATGATTGCTGGACACGCTTTCCATGTTGGAATCTTTCCATAGTCATCCTGTGTTCCTTCTTTTGGAAATGGGCAAACCTCTTTTGGTGCTTTATAGTACTCACCAGTTAATTCATTTTTTGCAAATCTATCAGCATCCTTATACCATTGAGGTATTTCATTTTGAGTTGATGTAGGAGTAGACTTGCTATCTTTGTTAATCCATGGCCTAAAGGATCTAAATATAGCAACTAAAGACATTACTTGTGTCCCAATTCATTGATATCTGTCATAACAACAACACAATACTTTGTTCCAGACTTCATAGGAAGTGATGCATGCTCATATATATAGTTAGATGGGAAAACCGCTATATCTCCTACTCTTGGTTTATGAACATAGTTGTCAAGTCTTGGGAACTTAATCTCGCCACCCTCGTAATCATCGTTAATATAGATAACAGCAGACACTGTACAGTTATATGCTGGTCCGTGGTCTGCATGAATATTAAAGTGGGTTCCTTCTCCTTCATACTTTACAAAGTTAAAGGCTTCGTAATATACAACATTAATTCCCCAGTACCTTGCATAATCGTCTATACAAAACTTTAGCTTTTCATATATTTCTTGATGAAGATCTAAGAGTTCAGAATTGTTTTCATCTCTCGCACCCAGGTTTTCTTGTTTATATTTAAAGTCTACACAGTCTCGTGCTTTTTTAATCGGAACTGTAGAGTTGGTAACTTGTGCTTCTGACCATTTATATTTTTTATCTCCTGATAGGTTAGACTCAAGAATGTCTATATACCTATTTGCATCTGTAGCAGAGAATGTATTTTTATAAATATTTAATCCAAGAGCTGGATTTTCTACTGAGATATTGTAGTTTATCTCTCTGATACTAGATCTATTGGATGATGTCTCTGAACGATCTTTTGTAAACCACTCGTTTGAATTTTCGTCATAAGAGTTCATTTTGTTACCCCCTGTTTAAAACAAGTATATCATATGGAATATATTTGTATTATTCAGGATACCGTTTAGACTGCTCCACCGCCACCAAATCTTGGAGGGAAGAATGGGAAGAACGGTGGGAAGAATGGACCAAATGTAGGTGGGAAGAATGGAGGGAAGAACGGGAAGAATGGAGGGAAGAACGGTGGGAAGAATGGGAAAAATGGGAAGAAAGGTGGGAAGAATGGTGGGAAGAATGGGAAAAACGGTGGAAAGAACGGACCAAATGTTGACACTACAGAATTACTTGCAGCAGATGCTGCAGAGTTACCATTTGCATTTGTTGCTCTAACTGTATAAGTATAAGTTCCAGCAGAAATTTCTGTAAACGGAATTGGAGAAGAAGCTCCTGAAGCAGTACGTCCAGAAGAAGATGTCGCAGTAAATCCAGTAACTGAAGAACCACCAGTTGCGTTAGCTGTAAAAGGTACTGACACAACACCACTTGCGCCACCAGTAGCGGTACCAATTGTAGGAGCCTGTGGAACAGAAGAAGGTGTAACAGAAGAACTAGCAGAAGAGGCAGTAGATGTTCCATTTGCATTTGTGGCGGTAACTGTATAAGTACGAGCAGTTCCTACAGTATCAGATACTAAAATAGGAGAAGATGAACCAGAAGCAGTATTTCCTGATGAAGATGTAACTGTATAACTAGTAATAGTAGAACCACCAGTTGCGTTAGTGGTAAATGGAACAGATACAGAAGCAGATCCACTATAAGCCTGACCAGTAGCAACTGTTGGAGTTCCAATAGTTGGAGCCTGTGGAACAGTAGTTGCAGTAATGCTATTGGATGCTGCAGAAGCAGGACTTGTGCCAACTGCATTAGTAGCAGTTACTGTAAATGTATATGCTGTACCAGAAGCAAGACCTGTTATAGTTAATGGAGATGAAGCACCAGATGCTGTAAATCCACCAGTGCTAGATGTTACAGTATAAGAAGTGATTGGTAGTTTTCCATCAAATGTAGGTGCAGTAAATGTAATTGTTGCAGAACCATTATTATAGGCACGACCAGTTCCAACATTTGTTGCTGTTCCTATTGTAGGTGCAAGTGGCGCTGACTTTGTTGAAGAATCAATGGAATTAGGTTTCTGGGCGCTCATGTTCATAAGTATACCACAAAATAACACATTTTAAACATACAGACAATTATATTAATTTTACATTTTTATTTTAAAGAATATTTATATACATAGACTTAACGATCATTGAAGACTCATTATCAGTAAGGATCTGTGAGTATGCACCTAGGTTTTTCATTTTTTCATTTTCTACAAAAAATGTATGTTCTAGGGATAGGTCGTATTCAAACTGATATTTTAAGTTGCCAACCAAAGTCGTAGGCCCATATGAAAGGTCTGGGGTAACTGTCCTAAACCAAACCTCTGTATTATTGTTAAATGTGCTTAAAGTAATATCATAACGAATTGTTATAATAGATCCTGCTTTTAAACCCTTTAGGTTGATTCTTTGTGTCACTGAATTCCAAAGTGAAACTGAGCCTTTTGGAAGAAATCTTAAAATATTATTATCTGCATCATCATCCATAAAAATATTTACCCAACCATCATGACCTCTATCAGGGCCTAAAAATAATGGTTTTTTATTTTTGTTTTGATAATATGCCCATCCTGGATATTGACCTGATGGACTTTCGTAACCCTCTCCACCGCCTTTACCAGGATCACCTTTAGGGCCTTGTGGTCCTTCTTTACCATCTTTTCCAGGAATACCACGCTCTCCTCTTGGGCCTTGAGGTCCTTGTGGTCCTGCGGGGCCTACCTCACCTTTTTCTCCCTGTATTCCTGGCACGGCTATATACTCAGTATTGTTAGCCTCTATGCTTTTGGTTGATTTTACTGCTTCAGAATATCTGGTTTTTGGAGCATCCATATTTTTTGATATGGCCATTGGTTATTTCTTTACTTTGAAAACAGTCCCATTAACTTTTATCAATGGTGGAAGTTTTGGATTGGTGTCCTTAATTTTAATTATCATTTAAGATAAACCACCAATAGTACTTCTTGCAGTGCCTGGAGAAACATCTCCAAGTACACAAATTGTGCCTATTACTGGAGTCCAAGTAATTGTAGAATTGCCATCTGGTATTAATGCCTGTAGGTCAAATAGCAATTCTGCTACTACCGACCTGTACTTTATTCCCCAATTTTCAGTTATAAGTGCTGGAGCGCTTACAGTAATTACTGAACCATCAACTAAAACATCTAGTTCGTCAAGTACATCTGTTGTTGGATCATATGCGGTAGCAGAAAATTGCCATCCGTCTGTATCAAACTCTGTAACTTCATCATTTTCAAGAAAAGAAACAGTAAAAGAAGCATAATCTCCACGGACAACGGCCCACTGAATATTTGCTGGGGTTGCTCCAAATTTTTCCATTGTTGGTGTACACATATCATTGATTATACCATAAAATAAAGCTAGTACTCAGGCGCAGTGGGGTGGGTTAGAACCTGAGTACTAGCAGACTTAAATTATAACATTGTTTATATAAATATAGACAAAGTGGACATATAGTATAACAAAAAGTTATAAGGCCAGGGTATTTGGAATTGTTACAGAATTGTTATAAACTTTTTTTGAACTTCAAGTTGAATAACTCAAAACGGTAGTGTATACTTAAAATATATAAAGAAAAGAAGTATATCTAATATAGGTTTTTAAAAGATAGTTAATATATTATATATAAGGAAAATAGGAAAATTAGGTTACTTGTCAGTTTTAGCAATATGCTCAATTAATATTTTATACATCTCATCAAGCTTTGACTCTTGACGATTTCTAGATTCAATAGAGTCAATTCTTTGTTCGTCTAAAGAATGTTCAAGTCTATTAACCTGGTCTCTTAAGCTTGATCCAGAATTTGGTTTAAGTTCGCTTAGGTAATGTTTTACAAGCCATCTAACAGCTAAACCAAATGATGAGACAATTGTAAGAATTGCTACAATTAACGAAGCCCAGTCTTGAATTGTCATAATAAGATTATTATATCATTATTTAAGACTAATTAATTTATTCTGCAACATTAGTCCAAAGTCCCAAAGAACTATTAAATTTTAAAACATCACCATTTTGAG